CCACCTCAACTCCACGTCATTCCCAAGCCCCGTGATGTAACAGTGAATCTGTTCTTCAGTCTGAGCATTTAAGAATGCTCGCACCAAATTCGGATCAGCACCCTCAAGAGAACGGTAACGCCGTTCCTCAGGAGCACCCATACCAACGATGTCACCATCCACGGCATAGAGGGCTACGCCCTCAATGAATCTACTCATAACAACCTCCATGTTGTATGCGTCAATTATTTGTTTCCAATTCCAAGGAATTGGGGCAGGACCACCACCGTAGGTGGCGGCCCCGACTCAATCACTCAGTAGGTGCCATTGTCCGCAATTTCACCCAGCGCTTTAGCGACCAAGCGGCGGAACTCATCCGAGCAATTACCAAGGGCCTCAATAACCACATCTTCAATGTGGTCACTCATGTAGCGATCAACCTCACCGCCAACATAATCGCCCAACTCGTCCTGCATCACCGAAGTAACACCATCGGTGAACTCCGATTCAGTGACAAGCTCGGAAGCAAGTTCGGATACGTCAATTTCAATTTCAGCATTTACATTCATCTGGACCTCCATCCAAATTTAGGTTCTCTCTTTATTTGAACCCCTCAAACGAAGAGGGGGTTCAAATAAAGAGAACCCCGACTCGCCGACTCTAAGGAATCGGGCACCTCAACCACTTATCCTGAGGCACGAAATAGCCATCATCATTAACTGAATACTCCACACAAGTGTGCATGAAATAGCATTTATCGTTGCCCTTATTAGGGCAATCCTTCACACCTACACCTAGCAGAGCCTCAGCCGCATTCGGATGATACTTGCCAGTCACGTTATTACCACTCTCGTCAAATATGGGCACAACAACCTCCATGTTGTCTATTCAGTGTCTAAAGACACTGAATTAAACCCATCAGTCTCAAAGAGAGGCGGCATATCGGCGGCATCAGTAGCCGATGGATTTAATTCAGCAGCCTAAACCGCTGGTGGGAGTTTCTCTCCCCTCCAAAAGAGGGGGGAGAGAAACACCCAACTTCTCACTTGCCGAGCAACTCAACAGCCCTTTCAAGCGTCAAATCATAACCCAACGCATAAGCCCAGCCATCATAATCAGGCCGATTAAAGTCTTTCAAAGCGACCACATACGGTGCATTGGGAAAAGGATGATGACCTTCAGTCCGTTTCACCAAGATTCTAAAGAATCCAGGATCACGAAGATCTTCAACTTTATCGATAATGGCATAGCCATTCGACGTAGTAATTTCCATTTCAACAACCTCCAAGTTGCCTTTGTTTCTCTGTCTTATTTACTTCTTCACTACGTTACGAAGTAAATAAGACGAGAGACCCAGCCTATTGACTGGCCTAACCCTCCAAGCCCTAAGGCTTGGAAAGAAAGGTCAACCAACGCTGTAAGCGTCAATCAGCTACCTTCACCGTAGGTGACAGCGAAGAAGAAACGACCCCGATCAAAATTAGGGTTACTTTCAGCAAAATAGTTAGCAAACTGATCAACTAACCCGTGGCTAATTTCATCTTGATTATCGTTAAGAATTGAAGCTACAGCTTCAAAGTGTTTTCTAGTTAGCATCGAACCTCCATCCGATTTGTTGAGAGTTGTTCTCTCCTCTCAAAAGAGAGGAGGAGAGAACAACCTCAAACCATTAAATTAAACACCCTCGATCATCACAATCGAAAGCTCATAAAGATCATGCTCGACCTCTGGTCGAACAAACTCTTCCAGATTCTCAACAATCCAAAGTTCACACTGTTCCAGTGTGCCAACAAACTCAAAACCCTCCGAATCTGGTAAACAACCAGCCGAAGCATAAACCACTCCATAATCTTCCATCGAAATTCTTCCAAGAACCTCTACAGTTTCCACAATTACCTCCAAATTGTTGGGAGTTTCTCTCCCCTCCAAAAGAGGGGGGAGAGAAACACCCAAATGAATCAACCAACATCCAATGCTGCTTTAGCAGCATCAGCTTCCATCAAAGATGGAATCCGAGAGCGAAGCTCTTCATTACACTGATCAAACTTGGCCTGAATTTCAAAAGCCACAGCTAAAAGCTGATTATTATTTAAGTCCTTGATCCTAAGATCAAAGTTTGGCGAAGCCACCAACTGCAAATTCATATCGACCTCCGTCGAAATTGGGGTTTGGGGTTTGTTTCCCCTCAAACAAGAGGGGGAAACAAACTCTTTCAAAGAGAATCAAGCTACTTTCAGAACCCCAACAGCACCAACCACCAACCACCGAAGGGTTGGACCGTAGGTCCAGCAGTCCGACATTTGCCGACAGCTTCCTCAATTTACGGAGTAAATCCTGGGCGAAACTCAGTACAAAGTACTGAGAATTACTTAGTACAGAGTACTAAGTGCAGCAGCCGACCACCGAACTGTGTTCGGTGACCCTACCCCACCCCCCTGCGGGGGGTGGCCCCCGCGCACATGCATATGTATAGATAACCATTTACAGTGCGTTTGGTTTTTGGAACTTGGCTCCTTTGTCGCCTGTATGCGCCAAAGTGCTTGGTATTGGTACTGAGTATCAATCTCCTCCCCTGGGGGGTGAGGAGATTGGTACTGAGTAATTACTCAGTATAGAGGTTTTGTGTCCCGCTTTTGAACCTGTGTGGGCTGTTCTGTAACAGTACTGTAATATTACTTACAGGTGCCTGTTTGGGACATCTACCCTATGGTATTGACACACAACAGAGGAGCGCATACATGCCACAGAACGGTGGAGGACGAGGATGGAGTTGGGACGAGGACTCCCATCAGCGAGTCATGCCCGAGAACTGGAAGTTGCTGCTGGAGTGGTTGCTTCGTGGACCTGAGAGGTCCCCTCGCACCCAAAAGGAATGGGCTGGCGAACACGCCATCCATCAGGACTCAATCCGACGCATTAAACGTGACCCCCGTTTTGTTCGTGAGTGGGATCGTCGTGCAGCGGAACTGAACATCAACCCTGAAAGGGTTCAGAGCGTCATCGATGCTCTTTGGCAGCAGGCTGCTAATGGTGATGTGAAGGCTGCTTCGTTGTATTTGCAGTATATTGAGAAGTTTACTCCTCGCCGTAAGGTGGTTGTGGAGGATGAGCGGGACGCTCAGTCCTTTAGTGATGATGAGTTGGCTTCGTTGTTGGAAGAGGAAGTTGCTTCGTTGCGTTTAATTAAGGGTGGTAAGGACGATGCCTAGGGTTGGTCGGAAGCATTATCCGTATACGGCTAAGGGTCGTGCTGCGGCTTCTAAGCGGGCGAAGAGGGTTGGTAAAAAGGTGACGCATACGAGGAAGAGTCGGTGAGCGAGTTGCAGCGTCCGAGGACGTTGGTGGAGGTTTTGGAGGATTTTCCTGATTTGTTGACTGACCCGTTTTTGGATGATGAGCCTTTGGAGTGTGGTTTGGAGGACCCTGAGGTGTGTGAGTCGTGCCAGTGAGGGGATGTTGTGTCGATAGAGGATGTTGCGGACAAGGCCGATGTTTGGTCTGAGGCGGTTAAGAAGATTGTTAAGGCGGTTATGGCTGCTGTTGTTGCTCTTGTCGCTGGGATTAGTGGTCTTATGATGCTTTGGCCTGAGGCGGAGCCGACGGTTCCTTCTGAGTTGATTACTGGTGGGGGTTATACGGTGCAGTGTTCTCAGTTTATGAATACGATTGACATCACTTGGTCTGAGCAGCAGTGGTCTGTGTGGGAGCATTTACGTCAGGACATGAATTGTTAAATGAGTCGTTTAACGGAGTTGCGGCAAGAGGTTGAGTGGCGGAAGTGTGTTCGTAGTGAGAAATATTTTTTTGAGAATTATTGGTTTATTGCTCACCCTGCTTATGGCCGTATTCTTTTTGCTTTACGTGCGGCTCAGTCGAAAGCTCTTGAAGAGTGGCAAGAAAATAGGTATTCGCTTACATTGAAGGCACGCCAGATTGGGTGGACGACGCTTGTTGCGGCGCACCAGTTTTGGTTGGCGTTTTTTAAGGCGGATCAGAACATTATTGATTTGTCTCGTACTGAGCGTGAGGCGGTGTTGTTGCTTCGCAAAACGAAGTATGGGCATAAACATTTGCCTGGTTGGATGGTGGATCGTGGACCTAAGTCTTTGGTCGAACACCAGCAGCGCATGGCGTTCGACAATGGTTCTCAGATTGTTTCGATGCCTTCTGCTAGTGATCCTGCCCGTGGTGAGTCTGCGACTCTGATTGTTGTGGATGAGTGGGCGTTTTTGCCTAATGCTGAGGAGGCGTGGGCGAGTATTGAGCCTGTGGCGGATGTTGGTGGCCGTATTATTGGTTTGAGTACGGCGAATGGGTCGGGCAACTTTTATCACCATTTGTGGACTGGGGCTACGACGGGTAATAACAAGTTTTCGCCAATGTTTTTTCCTTGGTCTGCGACGGAGGACAGGGATGATGCGTGGTATCAGTCGAAGCGGGAGTCGATGTTGCCGTGGCAGTTGGCTCAGGAATACCCGACCACCCCCGAAGAGGCTTTTATTCGTTCGGGAAATCCTGTCTTTGATTTGGATATTCTTGATGCTATGCAAATTCATGTGCAGGCTGGCCGTTACGGGTATCTCCATGAGCTTCAACCCAAAGTTTTGGAGTTCAGGTGTTGACGTTGTGGCAGGAACCAGAGCGGTGGAACGGATACGTCCTTGGCGTGGACACGGCTGAGGGGTTGGGTCATGGCGATTATTCGTGTATCCAGGTTTTGGATGCGAAGGAAGGGAAACAGGTGGCCGTATGGCATGGCCATATCCCACCTGATGAGCTTGCTTACGAGGTTTATAACATTGGAATTTGGTACGGGAATGCTTTGTGTTGTGTGGAGTCAAATAACCACGGGTTGACTACTATCACTCAGCTACGTCAGTTGGGGTATCCGAACATGTTTCGGCGTCGGTCGTTGAATAGTCAAACGGATCGCATGTCACAAGAGTTTGGGTGGAAAACCACGAGGACTTCTAAGCCGTTGATGATTGACGATCTGTCAATGGCGTTGCGTAACGATGAAATCGTTTTGAGATGCCAACATACGTTGGCAGAGTTGCGTACCTATGTGCGTAATGAGCGTGGCGGCATGTCAGGTTCCCCACACGATGACCGTGTGATGGCGTTAGCTTTAGCCAACCAAATGCGCAAATACGCTTTTGTTCCCGAGTATGTTCAACAGGTGGATGACACCTACACGTTTGATTGGTGGATGAGGAAAGCCAACAAGCATGAACCTGTAGGCGATACCATCGGTTTGAATACTATTCGTGGGACAGCTTAAATATGTCTATAGGACTTATGTCTATGATTGGAGCAGCCGATAATGGCTAGTAACCGCAGATACAACGCATCGGGGATGGGCGAAACAATGACCCTGAACCATGCACAACTTTATAATGGTCCCCCCGCTGAAGGTGGGGCGCAACCCAACAAGCCCCGATTCACTGGTCAAATGAACGAAGTTCATCCTGGTGATAAAGGTGCTGGAATGAAAATTCGGGAAACGCCTCTCAATCAGCATGGAACCACTGGCAAAGTGGCTCCTAGTCGTGGGCTTCCTCAACCTGATAGTGCTGTTCGTAGCACCTGATTATGGCGGTCCTAGATGATGGGGCCAGCTTTGAAGAGTTCACCGAATACGTTATTGAACGGCGGGGGTCCGTTTCTTTAACGGAGTTGAAGGAACTTTATGAGCGTCGCCTTCGAATGAAATCGGTGACGATTGCCCGAGGCGAAACTATGCGGAAGATGTTGCCTCCTGAAGATCGTGATCTCACTATGAGGGAACGAGAGAAAAAAATTATTTCAGAGGCTCAAGCCGCTGGGCATGAACCTGTTTATCAAGGCAGGCGTTGGGTGTAATTATG